GTAATCACGGAGAGAATCGCCTCGGAGAAGGGCACGTGCAAAGCCACCGGCAATGAAACCACCATTGTGGAATGAATTTCGCAGGCGAGCAGAACCATTGAGGATGGCTCTCATGTACTCCATGTTCTCACCCTTGACAACATCGAGGACGTGGGTCTCTGCGAACTGGGTCATTGTACACCTTGAGAAGGGCTGGTGTTTGAGATGGTGGACCGGGACAGGATTGAACTGTCGACCGTAGCATTAAGAGTGCTCTGCTCTTCCAGCTGAGCTACCGGTCCGTGATTGAGGACGTTTTCCTCATGAAAGATTGTATATCAGGGAAGTACTTGTTCAACACTCTGCGAACGTGTGTGTGTGAACAATCCATCTTCTTTGCGATCTTGCCCACAAAACCGAATTTTGCAATGTCGACGGAATTGATTGCAAGTCTCCAACTTTCAAGATCAGCTGGAGTTAGAACGTTACTTCCCCCACCAGCTCTTCCACCAGCGCTAGCCGCTTTCTTTTGCAGAAGTCTTGCATTTTCTAAGCCATGCTTTTCTACAACTCGAGTGTAGCAAGATTTCCAACGTCCTGATTCTTTAGTATCGATGACGTTGTCAGCAGGAGTCCCCCAGTACAAATGCCGAGGGTTTGAGCACTTTGCGTTGTAACATGCATGGCAGACATAGATTCTGTAGTCTCCGACTGTCGTGCGTAAGAAGTGAGCAACAAGATTTCTACAGGTTCTTGAGTCTCCTCCAATCTCAATGCAATCTTCATTGAGACGAAGGTGCTCTCTTCTTTCTTCCCTTGATCGAAGCATATACTCGCTAATGTCAACGAAATGTTCCACTTGAACCTCCAACATAACTATTCCTTGCAGGTTCAAGTTGTCAATGGCGGGTCTACCTGGATTCGAACCAGGAACAAAGGATTAGAAGTCCCTCGTGATATCCCTTTCACCATAGACCCAAAGTGGCGGGGCGTGAGGGAATCGAACCCCCACAAGGCAGGGTAGAAACCTGCTGCACTGTCCGTTATGCTAACGCCCCAAGATATCCGTCTTTCCGGATTGCCAACCCAGCGACATGATCGTGATGCCCTGAGTGCGAGTGGTAGGCGGGGTGGGGATTGAACCCACGACCAATCGGATATAAGCCGACCGCTCTGACCACTGAGCTACCCGCCTGTAAGGGTGAGTGTCATTATTGAGCGGATTTAGCGGCATCCACGATTGGACCAGCATGATAGACTATAAACAGGAAGGAGAAGTGTTCAAAGGCTCCGCAACTTCTCAACCAATTCCCTCACTCCAGCTTCGTTGGCACCGACCAGAGTGTCGACCACCTTGCCGTTGTGGAATCCGATGACAGTTGGGACTGCCTGCACCTTCATCTTCTGGGAGAACTGCTCACCGCCCTCGATGTCGACGTAGGCGAAGACGATGTCAGGAGTCTCGAAGGAGATCTTGTCAGTCTTCGGCTTCAGGACCTTGCAGGGTCCACACCAGGTGGCACCGAACTGGACGATCACGTGGGTGTTGCCGTCGATGAGTTCCTGGATGTTGTCATCGTTTCGGGTAATCATCTCTTCTCCTTGTATGGTGTGACCATTGACATGAACTTGGCAGGATCTACCCTCAGGTATGTCCTCCCTGAGAATGGATTGTCCTCCTCAGTTCGAACCACCGTGACCTCATTTGTGAGAGGGTGATGATCGACGACCTCAGCAACGTAACGTTTCATGTAGGTCCCGTATCCCCACTTGGTCCCGATAGCAGGAAACCTTGAGGCTCGACGACGCAGGAACCATGACACATGAGTCACTATTGCAACGATGAGGATCGAAGATAGAAGCAACATGTGTCTTAAGTATGTCGTCCCTCAACCCTCGATCTGAAGCATTCCTACCGGAGTCTTCAGCTCAATTTCCCAACCGGAGAGGTCCGGAGAGGAAGAAAGTAGATCCTCAAGCTTCACTTGAAGCTGGGATGTGAGGGTGCAGAAACCTCGCTTGTAGTCGTACTTCTTCACCGAGAATTCGATTAGATCCTGAGAGTGAAAGTCCTCGGAGATCGCCTCGCTGAGGGATTCCGCATCGATGGGATCAGTCTCCTCATCGGCATCATCAGGATCATCGATGACGCATGCATCAACAAGCTCATCGAGGACCGACTGTTGCGTCTCACCACCGAGGTGGAACACAAGGTCACAGAATCGACTTACGACGTCCGTGTTCCGCAAGGCATCCTCGACCTCGGTCTCATTGTGAAGAAACACATCGCAGCCGTCTGAGTATGTGAGGGTGACGACAGTGTCCATTGGAAGGTTGAGGCTCTTGAGCTTGTCGACGTATTCCTGACTCATGTGTTTCCTCATTGTGAGGTGGCGCCTGAGGCTGGGAATGATCCAGCGACCTAGCGGTTAACAGCCGCTTGCTCTACCACTGAGCTACTCGGGCATTTGATTTTGAACTATACCAACTGTTTCAAGAATGTTCAAACTTCATTTTGCGACCCTTGATCCACCCTATTGACAACCAAGATTCTACTTCATCGACTGGGACTCTAATCGATCTCTTCTCTTCAAGAGAATGAAGCCAGACATTCCCAAAGTTTGAATTACCAGAACCTGATTGACGTTTCGAGTTTGCCTCACCAATCTTTCTCTTTGTCTCATCAGAGTGAGTTCTCCCATTCCAATCAGGAATGGGAAGTCTTCCTTCTGCATGCAACCTTTTCGAAGTCTCAGAGAGTCTGATACGTTGCCTTTCCCTAAACTCAGGGTCGGACCACGTCTTAGAGTTCATGGAACGTGCAGCTTTAGCATTCTTCAACCGTCGTAGTTCATCATTGGAATTGATAGCGTACCAGCTTCCGTTTCCACCCACAGTTAGATTGTAGGTGTCTTTTCTTTCCACCAATTCTGTGGTCACAATCTCTCTTTCGTATTCAAGAGCTTGTGAAGCAGTTTCAAAGAAACGAAGAATCTCTTTGCTAAAGTTCTCTGCGCCGTATTTTGCAATCGCTCTCTTCAAGAGAGAACCGCTTCCCATGTAACCATCATCGACATACTCAGTTGAGTGCTTGCCAATGTAGAACATTCCGTTCTTGAGGTTAGTGATTTTGTAGACGTAGTGAACCATGATCTAACTATACTCTGGTTCGACTCCCGTAAATAAGATGGAGCTTCGCACCGGAATCGAACCGGTTTAGGTAGCTTGGAAGGCTACTGCCCAACCAATGGGCCAGCGAAGCAAAGAACATGGAGACCCGGAGCTCGTACAGCGTCTGCCTTCCCGGTTCGGCTGTGCTCCCCATTTGCATGGGATACTGTACACCCGCCGTCCATATTCAAAGTGGCGTCCACGACAGGACTTGAACCTGTGACCCCCGGTTTAGGAAACCGGTGCTCTATCCAGCTGAGCTACGAGGACATTGTGTTGATTGATTTGTTCCAACCAACTTTTAGATTATACCACGTGTGTCCAGGATTGACAACGCTTCCTTCGATTATTTTGCGAAGTTTGTCGGAACAAGGTGGTCCTCAGTGAACCACAGGTTGCGTCCACCGACGTACACAAGCCACATCTTGTGCCTGCCACCGGTGTCAAACTCAGGACCATCGACCACGAGTCCGACCTCACCTTTCTGTGGAAAGTATCCTCGACCCGGCATGATCCTGTCCATGAGGTCCCTGGATATGAGACCCTCCGCGAAGACGAGATCCACCGAGGTCTCAACAGGAGCAAAACTCACCAGCACACCAGGCTCGATCATTCCCAGAACACCTTGTCACCGCGCTTGTAGTGACGGAGGTTCTCCTTTGCAGAGTCCTTTGAGAAGTGTCCGTCCTTGTAGGTCGCGTAGTTGTTGGGCAGGAGGGCAAACTGCCCACTCTCGAGGGCAATGAGGTTGAGTGGCTTGTGCTCCTCGGGGTACCGACTGTAACCGTCTGCCCAGTCCACCATGATGCCTGTGTGTCGACCCTTCGCCTTGAAGGGAGCGTGAACCTCACAGGAGAGGCCCTCGAGGTACCTCACGTAGAATGTTTCGAGCTCCTCACCCATTGCTGCCCAGGGCATTAGATGCTCTCGTGGGATGCTGAAGTCGGCCGTTGTTGACATTGCGTGGAATGGAAGACCACTCCAGTGTGCGCCGGATTCGAGGAAGACGTGACACATGAGGGTCTGGTACTCCCTCGAGTAGACCGCATGCCAGATCGCTGGTGTGACCCCCTTCGGCATGTTGGGACCGAGGAACTCGTTGTTGACGTTCACGTAGATGTGAAACGGTAGATTTGCATGCCTGCTCACTTTTTCACCTCGCATGAGTCACAAAGAGTTTTGATCCAACCGCCCTTCCTCTGCTTGCCGGGATTGCCACAATTCTCGCAGACTCTGGTGGACATGGATTCAGCCATTGCAAGTATTCCTCTCACGTACTCGTCTGAGTTGTCTACGTAGAAGCGAAGACCACCGAACTTCTCCTTCACCTGCGCCGCCTTCGTCTGAATGCTCTCCTCGAACTCCTTTGGTGTGAGGTGTTTCTTTGCCCGGTGGTGTTCCATGTGACTCTGAATGTTGATGCATGCAGAATCGATAATGTTGTACCACCCGTCACCGACGCCAATGCCGTAACTAACGACTTCGTGCTCACCGTACTCGTTTGTTCGAGTGAAGATCTCGGGATACTTCTCGATGAGTTTGTTCTCGAGTTCTGGTGACATTAGTCCTCCTTCGGTTTTGATATCTCGTCAACATAACCAGGATAGTACCCTGTTCCTTCTTTCAGGTGACGCACAAGGTTCTGTGGGCCATAACCTTCACTGTCACAGTGGGACTCCCAGTGTTCGACAATCTCCTGGTGTGCAGCCATCATCACCGTACGAAGTCGCAGGTTTTCCTGCGCGAGTCGTGTGACCTCATTTTGTAGGGCTTGCACTCGATTGGGTTCACTCACCCATTGGGCAAACTGTCGAATGACGCCCTTGTCTGATTGCAGGAGACGGGCAATGTCTGATTCGTCAATGTGATGAATCCACTTGGGATGAGACTCACTCATTTCCTTCTTCCTTCTTTAGCTTGAGACCCACCAGCCATGTATTGAAAGCCTCAGGATCCCATTCGTCTTTGGTGTGATCAATGGACGGGTCATTTGCCCACTGAGACCTGAGCCATCCATCAACAATCTTGCGCCACAGGGTCACATCGATTCGGAGTCCAAGCTTTGGTCGTGGTCCTGTGTCCTCTCTCCAGTCGACGTTTGCTGTATCAAGGGACGCAGACCACCCATCACCATCGAGCTGCAGGTAGACGTTATCGTTCTCGAAACACTCTTGGTAGAGGTGAAAGTCATTCTGGTCATATGCAATTGTGCATCTGGTACTCATATTAAAAGGTATGAGATGATCGACTGTGTTCATATTGCGTCGTATAATTTAAATCTATGAGACTTCACAGACTACAGCGAACGAACGCAAGGGTTGACTTCATACTGACAGAGTCACCGAAACTTGCCCCATTGATGCTGTTGACATCACTTGAAGCAAGGTCACCAGGACAGATCTTTGAGACCGATTGGCACCTCTTTCGTGCTTACATAAATTCAAATTCATTGCTCCTGGAGCATGAGCTGAGGGCAGGAAAGATCGTTTATGAGGGCTTTCTCGATGCTCTTAGCGCAATGGCATCGAAGGTCGGTGGAGGAATTAAGGCAGCAGGTCAGGCTGTGATCGACTCTGCCAAGAAGGCAGCCGACACACTTGGCAATAACCTCAAAGCTTTTACCGATGTTGTAGGTGAGAAGATTGACGACATTATCGCTTGGGCAATCTCAAACCTCCCAGGTGGCAAGGCAGTTTATGACTTCTTGACCAACGCAGGAGAGAAGATAGAGAGTTTCTTGAACGAAGTTTTCAAGAGGGCCAAGAATACACTAGCTGATTTTGCTGAGAAGGGTCGACAGATACTTGTTGACAAAGTCATTGGACTTGTTGCAAAAGATGAAACTGTAAAGAAAGAAATTGCACAAGCTCTTGGTATTGACGAGCCACTGATCCAAAAGTGTGGTGAGGAGATAGAACAGGCAGAATCATCAGGTGAAGACCCAGATGGGCCGAATGCCGGAGACGAAGCTCAAACTGAATCTTATGCTCGCAAAAGAAAGATCATTAGAGAAGCAGCTCTAATTGGTTTCGATACCTTTGCAAGGAAGGAACTTCTTGGAGAAAGTTTGGTTGAGTCTACCTCTGTCTACAATTCAATGATCCTTGAAAGGGATCTCAAAGAATTCTTCGGATTCGGAGATGATGACGATGAAGAAGAAGATGATGATGCCGACGATGACGGAACTCCTGATGATGAAGATGATGACGACGACAATGACGGCATACCAGATGATGAAGACGACGATGACGACAATGACGGAACTCCTGATGATGAAGAAGGAGGAGGAGATGAGGAAGAAGAAGAGGAAGAGGAAGAAGAGGATGACTCTGCATGTGGTGTGAGGGATCTATTTGATAAGTCCACAATACCGCAATTCAAGCCAGCACAGGTCTACAAGAAAGGAGTGTCAGGTGTCAAGAATGCAATGACATTCCTGGGAACTATGCAGAAAATGTTCTCAGGTGACCTGACTGGAGGAGACCTCGAAGCTGCAGCTCGCGGAGCCCTTGCTACAGTTTTTGAAAAAGTGTTCGATATCTGGTACAAACTGGGTTCAAAGAATGCTGCAAGATACTTTGAACCACTCCTAAAGAGTGAGCTGTTTCAAAGGTTCAAGAACGGTTTCATGACGGCCCTGGGTGGTATCATGGGAATCGCAGCATCTGTAGATCTAGAGTTCGAAAAGGTAAAGAATTACATACTTGCGATAGTCGAAGGCTCAAAAGCAGGAAATTCTGAGACCAAGACAGCGGACGGCAAGCCCTACTTTGAGAACATGATGATGCTGAATGGGGCTGCACTGCTGAAGGATCTTCTTCTCGGATTGATCAAAGGAAGTAATATTGAGAACGTAGTGAGGGGTCTAGTGGGTGACCCTATGGCAATCAAAAGATTCATCAAGACGATTATGAAGAGTCTCAAGGGCGCCGTGAAGAAATTCATAAATGCAAGTAAAGGTGAGATGTTGAAGAGATTCTTTGGCCAGCTCCCCTTCTCAGACATTATCATTAAGAATGCCGAGAAGCTTGTCGATCCAATCTTTGCAGGGATAGATAAACTGCTTCCTGATTGATTTAGAATTCAAGACTGGATACATACAACCATGCGCATTGGAATCTTTGGCGGCGGATTCAAGCCGTTCACATCAGGTCACTTTTCGAAGCTTGCCCTTGCATCTGCTGAGAACGACAGGGTCCTCCTATTCTACGGTATTGCAGAGAGGAAGAAGGGATCCGACTACCTCTACACGAAGGAGATGGCCGAGCAGGTCTTCGAGATCGCAAAGGGCGCAATCGAGAGGGAGATGCCCAACGTCACGGTCATCAAGGCAAAGCCCACCCCCATCGTCATGGCCTTCGAGGCAATTCAAGCATTTGCAGGTGTCCTCGATTCTCCAAAGTTCTTTCGCTACGCTGATTACGGAATCAACGTTGCAGACGTAGAAGAAGTCACCCTTTACGGTGACCAAGAGACTGTGAGTGAGTACATGGTCTACGCAGAAGATCCTGTGAAGGGACCAAGATACTACGGCACAACATTGCAGGACGGCACCCTTCACTTTGACACAGGAATGGTCGAAGGAGACGACTCCCGAATCATCAACGCTGTGATGAAGTTTCATCCCGGTGGAGACGCCGGTGAGATTCGTGCACGAAATCTCGTTAGAGGCTCAGAGGTGAGGGCATCGATTGCGTCCAGGAATCCTGAATCGATCACACGTTTCCTTCCTCCCATCTACACGCCAGAGGAGAAGACAGCTGTGATAGACATCCTCTATCGAGGGCTCTCAGAGAACACACTTCGGCGTGCCATCCGCGCAATGATTATGGTGGGATGATGATCAGACAGCTTATCCGAGAGATGCTAATGCTGGAGAACGGTCCCGAGGCCCACATCCTCAACTTCTATGAAGACCTCGACATGCCCCTCTCCGAGTTCAAGGAGGCCATCAGGGCCCTCCTCGATGCCCAGGTGGAGGACGTCGAGGAGAAGATGGACGGTCAGAACCTCACCTTCACCGTGAGGAACGGAGAGGTGGAGACATTCTCCAAGGGAGCCTCATGGGCATCCGTCCAGCGTGGTGGAAAGAAGATCGCCGACTACGAGGCGCAGTACGCTGACCGTCCACAGGTGAGAGATGCTTTCAAGAGGGCGTATGCTTCACTTCAGGCCGCGGCAGATGTCGATCCGGGCCTCACGTCTCGGCTCTTCAGGGACGGCGGTGTGGTGGTGGAGTCACTCATGATGCTCCCAGAGAATCCCAACACCATTGTCTATGACAGGCCCACCATCCGCTTTGTGAGGGCCTACCCGATGGACCCGGCGCTCGGTGGTCAGGTGGACCAGGAGGCCTACCGGCAGTTCCTGGGCTCGGCCTCCTCCCTTGATGTTGCCGTTCCGATGGGTGAGGTTCCTATCTTGAGACTGCAGAAAGTCCTCAACTCGGACCAGGTTGCCGGTGAACTCGAAGCTGAGTTAGATTCACTCATGGCCGAGGCCGGTGTCAACGATTCCTCCACTATGGGCGATCTCATCGTGGGACTCGTGAAGACCCGACTGGAGTCCGATGGAATGAGTCCTGATGTCGCCGCAAGGGTGGCAATTCGACTCGGTCGCGGTGAGAAGGCGGCGTTCTCTGCGAAGGACGCGAAGGCGGTGGGTCCCGGCGTCTGGGAGAAGGTCCAGGGAATGGAGTCCGGTCCATACGTCGACGAGGCCATCATCCCCATCGAGAGGATCCTCCAGAAGCTCGCAGTCCAGGTCTTCCGCAACCTGGAGTTCGTCCTCTCCTCCAACCGCACGGAGTCCGGTGATGCACTTCGATCCTTTGTCCGGCAGACCCGGGACGCCGTGAAGGGTGGAAGGCTCATCGCTGACCCATCCCAGACCGAGTCCATCAGGGTTGCACTCGAGAGGATCGGTGACGAGGCGGCATTCGAGAAGGCGGTTGAGGGAATCGTCTTCCGGTGGAAGGGAAAGACCCGGAAGCTCACTGGACTCTTCACACCCATCAACAAGCTCCGCGGATTCTTCGCCTACGGTAAGACTCCAGCGAGGATTTCAACAGAGTCTCGAAAGAGATACTTACCATTCGGAAGGATTGGATAACATGAGAATCACAGAGTCACAGCTTAGAAAGATCGTCCGTGAAGAGATCCTGAGGGAATCGTTGTACGATGATGACATCATGAGGAACATTCCCGGACGTCCGTGGACCGACACCTTCAAGCAGAAGGAGAGTGATGACTGGCGTGATCCATACAGTCCTGTGTGGAAGCAGAAGGTGTTCTTCAAGCACGGAGATGCGGTGAGGATCAACCTCAACGTCAACATGCCGAAGGGTGCACCTGGAAGAATCCATTCCGACAAGACCAAGGCCGCCAATGGAATGGAGGGTGTCGTGGTTCCTGGACCGGAAGGTCGAGAGCAGTACCGTCACCACTACGTGAAGCTGGAGGATGGAACACAGATGCTCCTTCATGATGTGGACATCGAGCACGTATAGGAGACAACATGAGAATCACAGAGTCAATGCTTCGCAGCATAGTCGCAGATGAGGCCAAGAAGTTCAAGAGGGGTAAGAGAGTCAACGAAGCAATGAGTGCTTTTGCCAACGAAGACTTGAACAATGCACTGCACGAATGGTACTCGGCAATGGCAGAAGAATTAGGTCACGAGAGAGCACTTGACGAACTACAGAACGAGGTGATGGGATTCATCGAGGAGTACAGATAGATGGGAGGAGAGGCTTTCAAGGGACCCGATGGGACCCCACTTACGACAACAATCAAGCAGTCCGAGGTCGGTCCTACCCTTGACTCTCTCCTGAGAGAAGTTCTCCAACCCATTGGAATCAAGTCATTCGTACCACTGGGCTCCACAGGCAAGAAGGCGGTGTCAGGTGACCTTGACATTGCAATCGGACCTGTACCGACTTCTGACCCAAAGTCACTGAAGGCCTTCAAGGATGCACTGCTTCAAGGAATTCAGGCATCCGTAGGTGCTGACAAGGCAAAATTGGTTGGGCAGAACATTGGAATCATGTTCCCAATCGTTGGATCTCCCAACAACTTCGTGCAGGTCGACCTCATGCTGTCATCATCACCTGAGAACACAGGGTGGCTGATGTCAGGCACTGGTTCCGGCGTGAAGGGTGTCTACAGGAACCTCATGCTGGCCTACATTGCAAAGCTGCGGTCCGAGGCAAATCCTGGCACAAAGATCACAATCTCATTCCCCGGCGGCGTCCAATCCATGAAGGATGGGCAGGTCGTTGTTCCAAGAACAGAGGATCCTTCGACAATTGTGGCCACCCTCGGATTGAATGCGGATCCATCAGAGATCAACACCTTCGAGGAGTTGGTATCCATATTGGCAATGGACCCCGAGTTATCAGGGAAGCTTGCAGGATTCGAGACCTACATCGCAAGGTACATCCAAGATCCACATACTTCCATTGAGGCGATGAAATCGATATCAGCCCTTAAAAATGCGCTCGGCCTCATGGAGACCGTGCGCAAGGCGATCAGGAAGTCAATCCTCAGGTGATCTGAATGTCCTTCACGGACACTTGGAATGTCGTGCACCAGGGATCCTTGGACTCTGCATCAAGCTCATCAAGGGCAATTGCAACAGGCACTGCCTTGAATGTCCACGTCTCAAACTGATTGTCATCTCGATCAGTGAGTCGAAGGGTTACCTTCCTCTCCTTTGGAGCAGACAACCATCCAAAGATGGTGGCATTGACTCCCTTACCAGGGAGGAACTCAAATACGACCTGACCAGAATTCTGCTCACCAGGTGTGAAGACAGGAAACTTCATACCCGATGCCGTGAGCTTCTGGAGGCCGTCAATATCTACCTCCCAGACAGGGGAGCGATCCTCCTCATCATCTTCCTCCATCTCGCCCAGCTCCTCCTCCGTGAGGACCATGAGGCCCGGTGGGAGGTGCTGCATCATCTCTCCTGCCTGTGCGGCAAGAGCCTGTTGGATCTGCTGAACGTGGACAGGATCCACCAGCAGAGGTAGGCCCTGGTCCTTCTCCTGAAGCTCAACCTTCTTCTTGCGTGGCATTCTCATTCTCCGTTGCTCGCTTAATTGCATCAAGGAACTCCACCTGGGCGCGCTCTTCGTCCCACTCGGAGATCCCCCACAGATTCATCAGAAACTGCTTCGTCTCATCGTCAAACTCTAGAAGAAGACGGGCAGACCCATCAGGGTTTTCAATGACCTCAACTACCTTGACCTGGTGTGGCATAAATCTCCTCTGAATCAATCATACAGGAATCGACAGTCTTTACACAGACTTCTTTGCACGAGGCTTGCGAACCTTGGGGAAGATAAGCTTCTCCATGTTGACTGCATGGACTTCCCCATTGACGAGGGCATCCACCATCAGCATCCCGTGGTGAGAGAAGGAGCGATTGCCGAGAACAAGGGCGTCGAGAGCCTGGATGGACTCATCGCGACGCCCCTGCCAGCCAGGAAGGTGCCAGGGGTTGACCTGACAGAGAGCACCGGTCTTCTCAGGAGCTGAATCCCACAGGGCAACCACGGCCTTGAACTGGGAGCGAAGGAACTCGACATCCTCCACCTCAACCTCATTCTGCTGGATGATCTTGTTGATGGTCCGATCGATTCGATTGGAAGTCGCAGGCTTGTTACCCCAGTAGTACTGGGACATGTTGATCTTGCGACGGTAGAGGCCATTTGCGAGTGTGCGGAGTTCGTCGTCGACCGCCACAGAAGTGATAGGACGCTGAGAACCGACCATGATGCGCTCGGCATATGCCTTCTGACGGTCGGTGAGATCCCGCCCCTGAAAGATCTGGGCAGCAAAGCTCCGGAGAGTGTCAGCCTCGTCCTTTCGGAGGCAGGATTCTGCGACAGTGAGGTAGTCCTTCGCCTTGTTCCAGGAGGGCCAGGTGTTGGGCTCACCCTTCTCCATGAGGTCACGGAGGATGTTCACCCCATTGCCTCGCGGCTGCTTACCTTCGGCAGCGAGGGATGCGAGGAATCCACCGGACCAGGTGCCACCGAGGCCTGCATCCTTGTACGCCTGGGAGAGGGTGCGAACCTTGTCGAGATCGAACATTGATCCTCCTTACATTTAGACTGTACCACACTAAGTGGTCAATTGGAAGGACTATTTTGATCTTCTTCAACAATCTTTAGGCGGTCTGCCCTGTACCAGTGAAGTGAATCTGCCTCATTCGGATACACAACAAGAATCTCATCCGGAGCATCATACATCCCAGGACAGGGTGACTCTCGAACCTCCACAACGATGCCAGGGGTACCGGCAATTCCAGTCCTGTCAACGACCAGGGAGCCTACTGTTGGAAACCTTTCATTCACAATCAATATTATTCCATAAGCTAGATTGGTTTGGAAATAGTTATGGGAATGAAGTACACAGTCACTGAAAATAGACTGCGATATGCAGTCAGACATGCGCTCCTGAATTCTGGTCACAACAAGTGGACCTTGAACGAGGGTTTCATCTCCATGTTCTTTGGAGCTCTCTCAAATGCATACAAGGACCTTGCGTCTCAGTACAAGCAGGATCAACAGAGAGAGGTTGCAGCAAAGTTTCTACTCACAAGGAAGAACTTGGTAGCAGCGATTGGTGCCGAGATGGAAGCCAAAGGCCTCAGCAGCCAGCGTGGAGGCATGGGATCCGACAAGGGGCAGTTCAGTCAGTACAGGGGATTCGCTGAGTATGACTGGTCTGACAAGGAGTCAAACGCCGTCATCACTGAAGTCATGACAAACAGGATGAATGAATCCCTCCCAAGGGCAACCAGAACTATCAATGCTGTGGCCGCAATGCCAGCAATTCCAGGAATCACAAAGGACGGGCAGTCACCTGTCTCAGACTCAAAAGATGAGGGTGAGCAAGCAGACGCAATTAAAAAGGAAGCCCAGACGCAAAATAAGACGATTGATGATGCTGCTCAAGCGGTAACTTTTCCTTTCGGTGACATTGCGACCCTATTTTCAGGGACTTCAACATACGATGACCTTGAGATGCTGATCAAGGACGCAGGATTCGGCTTCACACCTGTCGACTTCCTGCACAAGGTCAAGCACATTGACACCATTGTAAGAAATGCGAACTATGGTTCAGCAAAATTCCCACCAGAAATCTCTTCACTTGTGAAGAAGGCCTGCCTCACCCTAAGAAGAGATGCTGAAACTGGTCTCAGCAAGTACGAGAAGCAAGGTAACTACAAGGAAATGTCACCGCTTGCTCTTCCATCCGAAGCAATTCAGGGAAAAGCAGCTCCTCAAACAGGAGGAGAGTCGGCTGAGGGTTCAGAGACTGCTGAGAAGTGAAGGCTCCATGAGGTAGAGAGACCCTTCGTACATTACGATTAGTTTCTCACCAATTTTCGAACTACCTGTGACGAGGACGACTTCACCTACTTCTATGATCCTGTGGTGAGTTGGACTCGTGATTGAGTATGCAGAAGCTACAGCACCACGAGTCCACTTTGAAGGTCTCATGACTCTTGCAAGTTGCCCTGGTTCAAAGTCAGTCACCTACAAATTTAGGAGACTTTGAGATCAGGTAACCTGTGAGTTCATGCTTCGAATGACATCTTCAGTCCTCATACCAGGTCCTCCCCAAGGGCACTCCTGCCACTCTGTGACATTGCCTTCATCGTCACATGGGAAAACCAGCGTCTCGTCAATAGCGAACCTGCCACTTCCGTGATTAGCATCTGAGATCATGTAGTGTCGACCGTTAGTCATTGTGACATGGCTTCGGAAGATGATGCCGCCCTTCTTCACAAAAGCGCCATTTTCGAAGTGGTCATCTACGACCAGCGGTTCCTTGAAAGTCACGAACTTGTCAATCATGCATTCTCCTTCCAATTATCGTAGGCTGCAAGGACCTTGGGGTCCACGTCAGAGGGGTCTCGGAACCGGCAGAATACCGGAAAGCGGAGCTTGCCGTCCGGAGTGAAGGGAGGCTGGTGCTCACACTCGGCGATTCGACCAACATAGGTGTCAGGACCGTCCTTGAAGATCTGGTCCTTGAGCTTGTCAGTGTATCCGCCACCGACTCGGGTCACCACACCGTTCGGGGTGAGGACCTTGAATCCACCGAACTGTCCAGCACGCTTGGTTCGGGAGGCAGCCTCGTACCAGCCGACCACCACACCCTCCTCGGTTGCAACCGGCTTGAGCTTTAGGATGGCCGAGGAGCGCTTCCACTGATAGACTGCCTTGAGGTCCTTGAGCATCACACCCTCGTAGGACTCATCAAGGCACTCCTCGTAGAAGGAGCGGAGCTCGACTTCGTTGTTGGCCATGGTGGACTTGACGTACCGGAATGGTGTGCCGGTGGTGTCGCCAATGATGGTGTGGAGGTCAAGGAGGCGGGCTCGGTAGTGGAGCTCGGACTTTTGAGCCTGCCAGTCGGTGAAGGGGACACAGTCGAACACGTGGTAGCACATGGTGGAGTCGTCCTTCTTGGACTTCGCCGACATCACCACCGAGGCGGACTCGTTCCAGTCCTCACCCATCGCCTCACCGTCAAGGACAAAGTCATCGGAGGAGAGCGCCTCGATGGCCGCCTTGATCCGGGGAAGGGTCTCGAGGACCGTGCCGTTTCGGGTGTAGAGGGTGACCTCACCCTTGGACTTCACAGCGATCACTCGGAGTCCGTCCAGCTTCGCCTCCACTCGTACCGGGTAGGCAACCGGCTCCGAGAAGACGAAGTTTCCGTTGACCCCCTTGGTGGGAAGTGTGCCGGCCAGGGCCACCGCGAACGGAACCACCGTGCCAGGCCAGAGCTTGTTGACGGTGGTGGAGGAGACACCACAGCGGAGGTTCCGCCAGAGGAGCCGCTCCAGCCACTTCTGAGCCAGGGTGTCACCGGACCCGATGATGTCCGAGACCGCCTTCTTGGCAGCATTCCCCTTCAGTTCTCGCCTGTCGAGGCGGATGAGGAGGTCCAGGAACTCACCGACGAGATCATCCCCGTGTCCTCGGGGACCAGGCGCCTTGGGCCGGTCGTACTTGGTCACACCCCAATTCTTCCAGGGGTCAGATGCGAGTCCGAAGAACCGGTGGAGGAGCTCGTTCCCAACCTGGGGGTTAAGGATTGCCTCCTTTGCATTGCGAGAACCATCAGATTCCAGGGCTTCCAGGATTTCGATGACCGACATTCCTTCCTCCATCTAAGATCATTATACCACAAAGATTCCGGTTTTGTAAGCGATTTTGACCTATTTACAAACAAAAGGAGAGTCGTAATGGATAACGCAGCAGACATCATCAGCGCAGCTGGTGGAGGAAACATCTGGGCCGTCCTCGGCCTTGCAGTCTCAGGTGGACTTGGTAAGTACGCCTGGGACTTCTACAAGAAGAAGGCTGACCTCAACTTCAAGGCCAACGACAATGTCCGTAAGGACGTCAAGGAAGAGAAGCTTCTCGACCGCAAAGAAAGGAACGAGTACAAGGACGATCTCAAGGAGCGTGTTGCCGCTCTTGAAGTGAAGCTCGAGGGCGCGTTGAAGGCGAAGGAGGACCTCCTCGAGCAGGTCGGGGAGCTCAAGGCTAAGCTGGCCAAGATAGAAGTGAAGCTCGAAATCCTCCTCGCAGGTGGCAAGGTATCACCAGAACCTCCAACTGATGAGAAGCCAAAGACAAAGCCCAAGGCAAAGCCTGCACCTGAACCTGAGCCCGCACCCGCAGCAAAGCGTGGAAGGGCCAAGAAGAATGGCTGATCCATGTGTGGTAAAGTCCGGTGAGGTAGTCAGCATAGACGACCCAAGGCTCAGTGACACAGGTTGCACAATTGAGGCTGGTGTCATTATTAGGCCACCGGTGGATGAAACGACTGTCGCAAAGGTCGAGACACCTGCTCAGATTCTGGAGCAGGTAGCTCAAGTGCAGGCACCTCGGAAACCCAAGGCAAAGAAGAAGGAAGAACCAAAGGTCGAAGCAGTCAAGGAGGTTGCACCTGTTGTAAAGAAGGCGTCAGAAACTTCTAAACCAGCGACAAAGGCGCAGGTATCTGTGCAGCCTCCTGAACCAAAGGAAGAAACTTACCTTGGAATGAGCCCTGAGATGGCAACTGTCGCTGCTGTCGGAGCTGTAGCAGCCGTTGGTGGGGCGGTCGCAACATCAACAATGAGTGGTTTCAGTGCCATACAGGCAAAGCTCACTTCCCTCTTCGGATCAAAGGCGACTGCAACAGTAGCAGGTGGTGCAGTTGTAACTGCCGGCATGATTGTTGCCGTGAAGGCCCTTGAGTCTAAGATGGGCAGCCTCGAAAAGGACATGAACAAGGCAAAAGAGGAGGTCGGTGGTGCCGCCTCCTCGATCGATCGAATCGATGCCTTACTGAGCCGAATTGGCGGAGACAACGACGACAAACTCGACCCTTCGGTTTAGAGCCTGCCCTTCAGGTGTCCCAGAGGTGTCGAGTGGTGATGTGTCTCCCTTGCCCTCGATTGATACCCTTGAGGCATCAACACCCTTGGTAATCAGGTAGTCGGCAGCTGCCTGCGCCCTTTCAATCGACAGTTCCTCCGGGTGTTTGAACTGCATCTCTGAACTGTCGGCATATCCAACTACCTTCACTCCATAGCCTGGTCTGAGATTTAGGACTGTCCACACTCCGTCAAGGGTTGCCTGTGACTTGGTGTTGAGCTTGGTGTCACCTGGCATGAATCCAATGCCGACCTCCTGCTTTGGTGGTGAAGTAACATCAGGCTTTGCGGGAACAACTATCACGATCGGCTGTGGTGCCTCGACAGGTGCATTGCATTCACACGAAGGCGGCGGTGGCATCATTGGAGCAACTTCAGGAACCTCATCATCTGGGCCAAATGTGATCTGGGCCAGTGCCTGCCAGTCACCGTCACCAGGCTGGCGAATGATTCCCTTGCTGATTGCAGCACCTATTGAGAAGTTACCGATCGTCCAATCCAAGGACGAACCCACGAACAGAGATGAAACAGGCTCCTCACCGATATTGTGAAAGGCCTGGGAATCTACACCAAACGTGAAGTCGCCAAGAGCGTATGAACCTGCCGCTGTAATGTACGGTCCAGATCCAAGCTCATAACCCTCAAGGTTGACATTCGGATAGACCATGAATCCTGCTCCGAGCAGTCCTCCGATGTTTCCGAACTGCATCTCTCCACCGATCTCAAGGGTCGATGCCCAACCTGGATGTGAGACACCGAGGCCTGCTCCTGTAGGTGCAACGACCGCGACGTCTCCATAGACTCCTATTCCATCCGTGCTGAATGCCTTCGTGCTGGCCCTTGCACCACCCCACATGTCACCGAGCCTTGCGACTCCGTCGTTTCCCAAGGTTGCTGGAACACCGAAGTCTACCGAGAAGTGTTCGAATGTGTAGCGATTGGTGGTCCAGCCCCAGTACACATCATCTATGACCACGACTTCCTCGCCGTCGGGATTGATGTATGACAGGGGATCTGTAACAACACCTCCCACAATCGCGCTCTCGTTTCCGAGGAACCTTGACTCACCACGGGGTGGAAGTGGAACAACGCTCATCTCAGGAACCTCACCACCAGAAGCTCCCATTAGAAGAGGAAATCCGAGAAGGAGAGAAAGAATGCCCCTGCGTCTCGAAGCGAGGACGGCTCCAAGGGCAACCAAGATGATGCTTCCACCACTTCCACCACCGGTCGTCGAGCAACCGCTGCCTGGCACATAGGATCCCTTACTTGGTGACCTGTTGTCAGTGTCAACAGTGTCTTCGGTATCAGTTTCAGTGCCTGAATCAGTTCCCGTCTCAGTGTCCGTGTCAGTTCCACTGTCTCCCGTATCAACAGTACCGCTGTCACCTGTGTCTGTTGGCCTATCATCAATCGGATCGCAAGCGTCTCCAATTCCGTCACCATCTGCGTCTGCCTGGTCATTCGCAAGTCCAAGGCAGTTGTCAGAATCGTCCGGAACAAGGTCACCGTCGACGTCAGCGTCGCAAGCATCACCAATGTCATCCGAATCGAAGTCATCCTGACTTGGGTTTGAGACGTCGACGCAATTGTCTAGCATTGCGCAGACACCGTCGATGTCCGCATCGTTCAGGTTGTCAGCAAGGCACAGATCCTCAGAGTCGCAGATGCCATCGGCATCATCATCATTGAGAGGATCGAGTGGACATGGGTCTGAATCTGCACACTTGCCATCAGAGTCGATGTCATCCTCAGGATCCAGAGGACATAGATCGCAACCATCGGCAACTGCGTCGAGATCAGAGTCCACGAGGTCATTCGAGTCTGGGCAGGCATCAACATCACCGCAGACTCCGTCCTCGTCAGAGTCGTTGTCTGCATCATTTGGACATGTGTCCACATCTCCACAGATATCGTCAGAGTCTGCGTCATTGAGCGGATCAAGTGGGCATTCGTCTACAGATTCGCAGGCTCCATCACCGTCCCTGTCATCCAGGGAGTCATTGGGGCATGTGTCCACATCTCCACAGGTTCCGTCTCCATCGACGTCGTTGAGCTCATCAAGGGGACAGGTGTCACAGTCGTCTGCTAGACCGTCATCATCGGAATCCATCGTATCGTCGAAACCTGGACAGATATCGGCTGAGTCACATGATCCGTCGGCATCTGAGTCATCAGTCAAGTCATCCGGACAGGTGTCGCATCCGTTGGGGACCGCATCACCGTCCGAGTCAAGGGAGTCATCAGCGCCTGGACATATGTCGTCAGAGTCACAGGATCCGTCGGCATCTGAGTCGCCGAGGGAGTCGAATGGGCAGGTGTCGCAGCCATCAGGTGTGAAGTCCGCATCTGTGTCGAGTCCGTCATCAGCACCGGGACAGATGTCGTTGTTACCGCACACACCGTCCGAGTCTGCATCGTTGAGAGGGTCAACTGGGCATGCATCGCAGCCGTTCGGAATGCTGTCAGCATCAGAATCCACAAGGTCGCTGTGACCGGCACACACATCGACATCACCGCAGACACCATCGCTGTCGACATCATCGAGTGGATCGTTCGGGCATGTGTCACAACCGTCAGGTATGAGATCCAGGTCAGCATCTAGAAGGTCATCGTGACCTTCACAGATATCAAGTTCTCCACAGATTCCATCAGCGTCTGCATCGTTGAGTGGATCGGATGGGCAGGTGTCTGAGACGTCTGGTGTGCCGTCACCATCAGCGTCAGGCTCAACAGGAGCCTCGGCACAATCTGTGGCTGCCGTTATCGCAGTGTCATCAAGTGCGTAGATAACTCGAAAGCTCTCAACCTGTCCTGGCGACATGTCACCGATCCTGACCGAGAGTGAGATGGCAGCATCATCGGACACAGAGCTTCCGACCGCTGAATAAAACCCAGAACCTGACCAGATGTCTGATCCGTCGGCGTTGTAGAACCCACCGTGTGTGACCCTGGCGTTTGGATGAGAGGTGAGGAGGTAGAGGTCAGACCCGTCACCTCCGGTGGCCTTCACCTCGGCGAGGTCGGAAACATCATTGGGCTGAGATATGATAGTGTTCGTCGTGCTATATCCATGTCCTGTCATCACGGCATTGTCAGGATCCACGTTACGGAACCAGTAGACGTCCGGAATCGTTGCAGTTCCATTGTTCGTCAGTGTGACAGTCATCACAATGTAGAGTCCATCATTCACGACACCGTGCTGGGTCTCGATTCCGAGGTCTCCCTGAGTTCCAGTCCACACGACCGCTCCACCGAGGTTCCCGCAGATATCAACATTGCACTCAGGATCTCCAAGAGACCCAGGAATGCTCTGTGAACCGTTGAAATTGGTGTAAGATGTCCCGTCGACCTCGATTCCCCATCCCTCAAGGGGAGATCCAGGTGAGAAGAAGTCACCATAGAAGCTCGCCCATGAGTTTGCCTGTGGGTTGGCTACAAATCCGAGCTGACCGGTGTTCGACCGATAGTGCCAACCAGATGGGTAGCCACCCTCACCGAATGCTCCTTCCTCTCCGATGCCAAACTCAACGTAGGAGTTTCTCACGAACGCGGAAGTACCGGGATCGTTTACTTCACAAAATCCAGATGCGTATGCAAGTCCAGCAAGAGTAAGAAGGAGCATGGTCTTATTCCTCCACCACTAGCGTGTAAGTGAAGGTCTTGTATCCGTTCACGGAGACCTGCTTCCTGCAGAGTGCCATGAACTCTTCAAAGTCTGCGTCCTTCGACCAAACCTGGCAACCTGCCGACCACTTGTCAACGTTGGTTGAGTTTGCACCTGCACGATGGAGGTTGATTCCGTAGAGCCCCTCGGTGATCGTTGACTCGTTGAGGTCGAGCTTGCCATCCTTATTATTGTCACGATAAGTCTTTACAGGCTTGATCTGGACAAGGGCAGCCTTTCCGTGGTGGTCACCGATCTGCCAGGCTCCTCGGTACTGACCAGGAACAACGCAGGCAGTGCCCAGCTTGTTCATGGTGTTCTGCATCCAATAGAGGCCCGGATCAGTCGTAGCAGTCCAACCCCAGAGCTTGAGCGCTCCGGTGTCATCCTTGCAAACTACGAATATCTTGTCATCGAACTTGTTAGGAGTTCCGTCCTTCTTCCTCACTCCAATGATGTTGAGGTCCCAAGCCTTGGATTCGAATGTTGCAAAACCCTTTGACTTCACCCAATCTAGGAGTGCACGAGGATCCTTGATGTCAGGTATCATCATGATGACACCTCTTCACCTGCACCAGCAGGCTCTTGTGGTACGTTTGCCTTCGTGCCGAAGTAGTAGCTGAACACCATCAGTGTGATGTCCTTGATGAATGTGAGAAGTTGGCTGCTCTCACCTGCCTCAAGGAGTTCAGTCGACGGACCTGCTATAAGCTTGTCAGCAATCCAAACGCCAACAATGAGGGCGAACATCGATGTCACGAACTGCGTGAGGGCCTTGTGATCGGCCTTCTCTCTCGTGAAGATCTTACGGACTGTCCACTGAATGCCGCCAATTATGCCAATACCGATGGCAATTGCAGCGACTGTGGTAGGAAGTGTATCGTACAGGCTGGGGTAGACCTTCTCAGCAGGAGCACTTGCAGCAACAGTGACTGCAGTAACAGGTGCCGCCGCCTCATTAACTTGGGGGACAATTTCTACTGGAGCAGGAACAGTAACGTCAGTTCCCTCTCCGTGATTCTCTACAACTGGATCCAAAGCTCACCTCGTAGTTTACACGCTGTGGGCCTTCGGTAACCGTTATAGATTACGTCCTACAGCGCAATCTTAACTATTCCAATCGAGGTCAAGGTCAGGACAAAGAAGTCCTGGGATTGGATCGCATTGCTTTAATTTGTGCCCAAGTAGAACTGTTTCCTGCGTAACGCCTGGTTCCATGTACCATTTCTCACCACTCATGGAAACCCATTGCTCCATGATTCTACCGTTCCTGTGGGTAAAGTAGTTCACTCGGTAACTGTTTCCATCCGTTTCGTCACGGAACCACTTGGTACGCATCTCTCACCCCTTGGGCTTTTCTTGATTGACCTGCTTAATGTAGCGGTCAATGTACCACATTGCCTTGCGCAGGTCCTCGCCTGCTGTGTCAGTCCCCTTTCGACCCTGTCTTGCAATGTACTTCACGGCATTCCCAAGACAGAAATCCAATCCCCATGCCTCAATGACATCGATAACCTCGAAACCAGTGTCCTTTCGATAATGTGACGGATGATCGACACTTTCCTTCTTTTTCTCTTCCATTGCAACTCCGTTCAAGTGTAAAAGTCTCAATGAGATTGTATTGAGATCTCAAGACACTTTGGTTACCCAGCCAGGCCAGAGGTTGACGCTCTCTTCTCGACACATTACGGTAATGTTCGGCTCAGGATCCTTTATGAGGTCTTCACTGGAACCATCAATGATGTCCCTTCCAATGACCATGCCGTAATGACCCTTGTAGTGTCTAGGGCCTGTTTCAACTAGTACGAGGTCGCCTACTTCAATCCCGAAGAAGAAGTCTTTTATTTTCTTTTCCATATCCTCTCGAGGATACGAAGCAGTTCGTATGAGAAGTTACCGAACATCTTCCTTGCGCCACTTTCCATGACCTTCATCGCAGAAACAGGCATGTTCAAAGTTGTAAATAGGAGTGATCGATCCTTTCGGAAGACACGAATTTTCACACCTTTCCTCGAACTCTCGTGTCATTGCTCCCCAAACAAGAATGCTCATGAATCCTGCAAACAGGAAGAACCAAGTCACAAGATTCTCTACCTTCTGGTCCTGCTCCATCTCAGAAATCCTCTCGGCCAAAGTTGTAGGAGCTCATTCCACCACCCTTACGGACCTCAGTGAAGACCACCTCAAACTCGGTTTCGTAGTCCTCAACACGGAATGTGTAGGTACCGGTGTTGGGATCGACCTGGAAGAGGTGCTCCTGCCGCAGCTCGAGGTAGAGGCGCTCATCGCTCTCGGCCCACTCGTCACCGTCATCGTCGCTCGCCTTCTTCGCGACTCCGATCTCCTCAATTCGCAGGCTGATCTGGTTGTCGTACCTTTCGTTGGCGACCATGAAGAGGGGTGAAGTGTCGACCTGCTTGTGGACGGACTTCCACTTGCGTCCCTTCTCCTTCGGTGTGGTGACAGTCGGGACCCAGGTTACCCCTCCGTTCCCACCGATGGGCTTCACATTGAGGACCTCGATGGCGTCGTCGAACTCTCCTCCGTAACGATTGAGTTCGTCCACGAGGACCTGGAGCATGTCGAAGTTGAAGTCGTCGCAGAGAGCAGAGAGGGTGGTGATCTTCTCGAGGTACTTCTCGCAGTCATTGAGCTTGTCCTCGCAGTACTCCTTGATGAAAGCAATATCGAGTCGGTCATAGGAGATCGCGTAACGGAGACGGCTCGGTCGGTTGTGGAAGAAGCCCTTCACCTTGTAGCGGTCATTGCAGGTGATGACCATCACCTTGTTCTGGGCAGTGTAGACGCCATCAAAGAGGGTGAGGATGGACTCCTGCGCGTCCTCATCGTAGAGCTTCTCGAACTCATCGAATATGACAACCGCCGGTTGCTCGATTCCCTGTATTGTGCGCATGAAGCGCTCATCAGAGAAGGGGGTGTTGACGATGATGGTAGGTAGTCCAGACTTCACGGCAATGTACTTTGCCAAGAGTGTCTTGCCGGAGCCTTTCAGGCCACTGAGGAAGACTCCTACTTGAGTGCCGGCCTGTCGATCCTGAAAGGTGTCAAGGATTCTGCGACCGTAGCGTTCAGTCTTGCCGTAGAGTTTCGAGGGTAAGAAGAAAGGCTCACTCTCCTCGAGGTAGTACTCGCCAGTGAGGGGATGCTTGCACACTGTGAAGTTACCGGGAGGCAACTGGTCACGGACGTCCATTCGAGAATCGGGGGCCAGGGACCAAACATTGCCAGACTTGTGGAACTTCATTGTTTCTCCAGATTTTGATTCTAAGATTCGCTTTCGGTTTGTTCAAGAGGAAGAAGGGTGTAACTTGCTGTATTGAGATACAGTCTGGAACTTCCATCCCATATCTCAAAGTGCCAGAGATTGTTGGCATCCACGTCAGGCCAACTAAGAGTTCCTGGTGGACATATCCTCAGAAGTACGCAGTGATAATCTTTCTGTAGGCACCAGTTGTCAACAACTCGATAGGTCTGGCCTGTGGGGAGGTTACGTTGTGCTGACATCGATAGTCTCGAGATCAGAAGAATGCACGAAACCTGTGCGACCTTCCCAGAGGACCTCAACCCAATTCATGGATGTGACATTGGTGAGCGTCTTTGACCAGACACTGATAACGAGAAGGTCAGTCCCCTTGGAGATGAATGTCTCATTATCGGAGCTCGGATCCAATGGGTCAAATAGAGTCTGCGCCCTGGTTCGCATCAGAGTTCCGGGTGTGACAATTCTCATATTCCGAGTTGTATCCTTATCGCTGAGAAGATCAGGTGGAAGAACCAGATGAAAGCTGCCTTGATAAGGGTATCGACAACGAAGACTCCGAGTCGAGAATGACCGTGAGACTCCTTATCACGTCCTCCCTCATCTCCTCGATCCTTCCGCCCCTGAATCTCACTGTCCATCCTCCGACTCCACACTTCCAAAGTACGATGAAGTACTCGAATCCCTCGTTCGGTGGAGTAAGTTGGAAGTACTTCTTTCCCCACGTCCGAAGCTGGCCTGGGCTGACAGTACTCATGTTTTATAGTACTGTCAGCCCAGCAATTTGAAAGATTCAGCTTTCAATTTTGTGAATGAACCTCGAAGGCACATTGAGCTTCTTACCATCCACAACCAGCACACAGTGAGGATCATTGTCTTCCTCGCTGTGTGGACTTCTGTCTATCACAAGCCCATTTGACCCTGGTGAGATCTTCTTTCGAAGTCCAGACCTGACCTCTCGTGATGTCATGCCAACCATGTTACCAGAATATGTCCATCCCCATGGGGGCTCAATGCCCTCACAGTCCCAGGGTTCAACCTTGACAAGGTCACCAATCTCGATCTTCATAGTCCCTCAGTACCTGTAATTGTCACTCTTGTACGGACCGTTTACATCGACTCCGATGTAATTTGCCTGAGAATCGGTGAGCTTCGTGAGCTTTGCTCCGAACTTGTCCAGGTGAAGTCGAGCGACCATCTCATCAAGGTGCTTCGGAAGAGTGACAACGCTGACGTTGAGGTCAGGAAGCTTGATTCGATTGTGACCGTAAAGATCAGAGAACTTATGAAGATCGATCTGTGCAAGCACCTGGTTTGTGAAACTGTTGCTCATCACCAGGCTCGGGTGACCGGTTGCGCATCCGAGATTCACGAGTCGGCCCTCAGCAAGGATGAGAATCTTTCGACCTGTGCTGCTGAACTCCCACTCATGGACACCTGACTTCACCTCGGTCTTTGTCACCAATCGATCGCGACGCATCTTCTCGAGGCCTGCCATGTCGATCTCATTGTCAAAGTGACCGATATTGCAGACAATGGCACCGTCCTTCATCTGGGACATGTGTTCGGCTGTGATGATGTTCTTGTTGCCAGTCGCAGTGACAAAGATGTCGGTGTGAGGAAGCGCATCCTCGACAGTGGTAACCTCAAGGCCCATCATGCAGGCCTGAAGCGCACAGATTGGATCGATCTCTGTGACTGCGACTCGAGCGTACTGGCCTCGGAAAGAATCGACTGATCCCTTGCCAACATCACCGTAGCCACAGACAAGGACCCTCTTACCAGAGATCAGTACGTCTGTAGATCGATTGATAGCGTCCACAAGAGAGTGACGACATCCGTAGAGGTTGTCAAACTTCGACTTGGTTACCGAATCGTTGACATTGATCGCCGGGAACAGGAGAGTTCCTGCATCTCGCATCTCATAGAGGCGGTGAACGCCGGTGGTCGTCTCCTCGGAAACTCCCTTGATGTTCGAAGCGAGCGGAGTCCAAAAGTTGTTGCCCTTCTCCTTTCGAACGTCACGGATGAGCTGGAAGATGACTGCTTCCTCCTCAGAGGATGCCGCTGCCGGATCTGGTAGAGTGCCATTCTTCTCATGCTGGTAACCGAGATGAACCAGAAGGGTTGCGTCGCCACCATCGTCAAGGAGAAGAGTAGGGCCTGAGCCATCGGGCCACACAAGTGCCTGGAGGGTACACCACCAGTACTCCTCAAGCGTCTCACCTGCCCATGCAAACACTCGAGTGTCGGTTGCAGCAATCGCAGAAGCAGCGTGATCCTGCGTCGAGAAGATATTGCAGCTCACCCACTGTACATCCGCTCCGAGGTCCTTGAGAGTCTCAATCAGGACAGCGGTCTGGATGGTCATGTGCAAGGATCCCATGACCCGAGCCCCACTCAGGGGCTTCTCATCCTTGAATCGATTGCGAACTGACATGAGACCAGGCATCTCATTCTGAGCCAGCTCAATTTCCTTTCGTCCCCAGGCAGTCGTCTTCTCAGAATCGTCCTTCACCTTGCTTTGTAGGCCAGAGAACAGCTCCAGGCCGGTATTCATGAACTTCATTAGATCTCCAGGAATCGCTTGATTGTGTCTACCATGTTCGTCTCCTCCCAAGAGAAGCCGGTTCTTCCGAAGTGACCATATGCCGCTGTTGGAAGGTACTTCTGTTCAGTGAGCTTGAGGTGCCTGATGAGACCCTTGGGCTTGAGAGGGAAAATGTCCCTCACACACTTCGCAATCTTCTCATCGCTTGCGTTTCCGGTACCAAATGTGTCGACCATAACGCTCACAGGCTCGGCAACACCGATTGCGTATGAAAGCTGAACGAGGGCTCGATCACACGCTCCAGCAGCAACGAGATTCTTTGCAATGTATCGTCCCATGTAGGCTGCAGAGCGGTCAACCTTGCTCGGATCCTTGCCTGAGAAGGCTCCTCCACCATGCGCACCATGACCACCGTAGGTGTCCACGATGATCTTGCGTCCTGTGAGGCCGGAGTCTCCCATGGGGCCACCGATAACGAACTTTCCTGTCGGATTTATGAAGAAACGTGTCTCTCGATCCAACATGTCCTCAGGAAGGACCCTCTTGATGAGGTTTTCTACCACTTGAGCGTGGATTTTCTCATGCTCACGAGGAGCGTGCTGGGTCGAAAGGACAACCGTGTCAATTCGACGAGGCTTGCCGTCCTTGTACTGAATTGTAACCTGCGCCTTGCTGTCCGGTCGAACCCACGACCACTCAGGATCCTTCTTTCTGAGTCTCGAGAGCTCACGCATGAGGTCATGTGAGTACTGAATGGTCGCCGGCATGAGCTCTGGAGTCTCGTTTACGGCATAACCGAACATCATGCCCTGGTCACCGGCACCCTGCTCGGCAAAGAGGCCACTTCCTTCATTCACGCCTTGCGCAATGTCGGGACTCTGCTCTTCGAGAGCCACCATGACGGAACATGTGTTGCCGTCGAAGCCCTTGTCGGAGTGGTCGAAGCCGATCTCGTTGATTGTCCGTCTCACAATCTTCGGAATATCGACCTTGACCTCGGCAGGTGCCGTAATTTCACCGGCAACGACTACGAGGCCGGTCTTGACGAGGGTCTCGCATGCCACACGAGACTGCGGGTACTGTGCAATGTACTCATCAAGGATGGCGTCTGAGATCTGGTCACAGATCTTGTCTGGATGTCCTTCACCGACGGATTCGGATGTGAACAGGTAGTTCTTCATCTTACCACTCCTCCCCAAGTCCGACCCAATCCTTGTACTTTTCCTCACCACCGCGAGCCTTCCAGTCTGAATCGATGGTCAGCTTTGAACTGATGCCACCCCTTGGGTTGAAGACCATGACGATTCGGAGGCGATCAGGCTCATACACGGCCATCAGGTCATCGTAGATGACGTTGATGAGACGCTCATACGAGATAATCTTCTCACGAAACTGCTGGAGGTAGTACTTCAGAGACTTTAGCTCAACTACCTTTCCATTCGGGTACACCGTAATGAAGAGGTCAGCAAAGTCAGGCTGGTCCTTGACTCCAAGGAACGTGACCTCGGGTGACTTGATCTTTACTTCGTACCCCTGAGATGAGGGGTTCGGAATTACCTTTAGGATTGAAGGATCGCTCCACACTCTTGACAACAGAATCTCCTTGTTGTTTGATACTGTACCCAGCACCAAGGAGAAGTACTATCTGCCTACAATTTTGTCTGAGTTTTCCGAGCCTGATCCCTCAGATATGAAGAGCATGAGACCACCTTTGCCAAGGATCAGGCGATGCCACGAATCCTTTGGAATGTGGAACTTGTCACCGGGATTCAGTTCAACCGGTAGCGAATTCTCAAATTGAAACTTCCAGCCCCTGCCTTCAATCACTGTCACAGTCCTATCACGCTCGTCGCGATGCCAGGTAAGTTCCGACTCATTGAGAGATCCTGAGAACTCTCTGATGAATTCGGACTTGGTGAGAATCTCGTCGTTGAAGGGCCTTACCATCGTCCCTTGAATTTAAGGCCAAGCTGCTTCTTGTATCTGTGAATGTTGCATGCCCACCAGCGAGCCTTCCACCTGGGACCGGGGGTGTCACAGTTGTGCCGTGCAAGGAATGACTTCACTCTTGCAGGACTGTGTGTCTTGATCTTGACACCAGGCTGTCCGAAACCGACCTTGACAACGTTTCCCTTGTCGTTTTTCACATACACAGAGAACTTTGCCTTGCCTCCGCCACGCATCGGCTTGTTGAGGTCAACCTTTCGACCCTTGTACTCGGCCTCTGTGACCGGACCAGGAACAAGATCCTCCCAGTGCTCGAAAGGAAGGTCAAGTGGGACCATCCTGCCCTGGTACTCTCCCCACTCACCGAGGTTGGTCTCAAGGATAAACTTGTCATCCGAGTCCACACTGAGGTGACCCCTCCTCCAGAGGGACCTTGCCTCTCGGATCATGTCGAGGTGTGAGTCAGACCCAAACCTGAATATTGTCTCACGGAGCGGGAGCCCCATCTCAACGTGATATTGCAAACCTTCCGACAACCCACCGCCCAAAGATACAGGTGGGCCAGGAACTGTTGGGTCAAGCTCCCTTTGTACTAGGGTCCTGATTGCTTCTTCTGTTAGGACGTTGGTCTTCATGCACCATAACTATCATTTCGAAGTGACTGCTTACCATGAAGTATCTTGGTTTCCTTCTCGTCCACGAAGTATGCCTGAGGTGTCTTGACAATCTCACCCAGGGGACTCAAGAATTCCCCGTATGACCTATCACAATGGTCATCACAGATCCGCAGAAAGACCCACATCTCATTCTCAACAAGCAACCAATCACCTATGTAGTCATCAAAGACTCTGCGTCTTACAAGGTCACCTTCTTTAAATCTTTGCATCAATCACCTTGATCTCATCCGGAAAGAGCCACCCCACACCGTGCTCACAGGAGATGAGTGGCATTGGCTCATCCTTGTCCCAGGGTCTTGTCCACACACCGACGACAAGGGCATGAGTGCCGATGGGTATCTTGATTTCCTCTTCTCTGTCATCCGTGAAGCCGAGAGTGACCAGGTCATTGCCGAGATGACCACTTTTCACCTCGACTAAGGTCCCAGGCTTAGGGAGCTTTGACTTCAAAGAGTTCGGCTCCCTTCCAACCGTAAGAGATACCACCGGTGCTGGGTACGAAGACGTCATAGTCGCTCTGTCCACGCCAGTCAAGTTCTGATTTAACGATGATGGCATAAAGTTCACCACCTACGATCTTGAACCTTACCAGAGTTCCTACAGGGTACAGAATCTCTATCACTGAGACTCCTCAACAAGAACATTTTTAAATTAAGGGTGAGACTAGGGATGTTCAACAAGATCCCTAATTCGATCCAGCGACTTGTTGTAGTATCCTACGTCCTTCTCACAGCCGACGAATCGTCGGCCATTTTTAAGGGCAGCAATCGCTGTTGAACCAGCTCCTGAGAATGGATCAAGTACAAGGTCACCAGGTGCTGTATGAGCTAGAACCATCCTCTCTAGAAGAGCGACAGGCTTCTGGGTCGGATGCCACCCACAGTACTCTCGACTGGTAGTGTGGTTGTTCTTCTGCCAGACATCTGTGGGAACCTTCCCACGTCCAAAGTCCTCTCCGGTGCGGATGTTCTTGGTCACCTTTCGAGGCACCTCAACGTTCTCGGGATACCACCTCATCTCATTGCCCTTAGAGTACATGAGGCAATCCTCGTGCTTTCGAGGCCAGGTCTTCTTTGTGCGTCCTCCCCAGTCATAGGACCAGACGATCCAGTTTCGGTACTCCAACTTTGGGACTGAGCTCATCACGTTGAGCTTGAAACGCAGGAAGGTGTCCGTCTTGGTGGTCCCCCAGATGTACATGGCACCACCAGGCTTTAGAACAGCCGAGCACTGTCTGACCCATGCATCGCACCATGCCATGTACTCTGACTCACTCTTCCACTGGTTGTCCCAGTCATTTCCGATGATCTCGAAGTAAGGTGGATCGGCGATGATGACGTCCACACTCTCTTCAGGAAGGGACGTTAGGAGATCCATGCAGTCCAGATTGCGGAGGTCCATGTTCAGGGAAGGATTAGGATTGGAATCTGAATGGTCAACCATGTTCACAGGAAGCTCTCTGGTTTCATTGGTGGGTGATGATATGGATATACCTTACCATCAGGGGTGATTCAACTGGGTGTCACTGGTGTCTTCCTTCGGGAGGTCGGCAACCTGACTGAGGATACTGTAGAGCTTGCCTGGGTGGAGGTCAGGAAGCTCATAGATGCCGAGCTTCTTCCACTTCACGATGCCTGCGTGGCTCAGCGCGTGGGCGATCCACGAGGAACAGTACCACCGGCCCTTGCCCTTCACAATGAATGGGAGGACCTGAGAAAGGAGCATGCCTGTCCAGTCATAGCCATCACCGGTCGTCTCGGAGATGAAGTCCTTGAGAGCATGCATCTCTTCTGGTGTGACGCTAAAGTTGAGGTAGTCCCAGTCGTCGGGAGGAACTTGAGTCCTCACACGGGCAGCAACACGGGTGAAAAGGAATGGAGAGATGGAGACCCAAGTCTCACCATCGAGGACAATCTCGGCATGGGAGTATGGGCTTCGGGTCCACCAACGGATGAAACGGTGGTGCCACTCATGGCGGTCGCCTTTGAAGAAGGCAATACGAATGTGTTCAGTCCTGCGCATTGATGGGCTCCAAGTTCTTGACCGGTTGCACTTGGAACACTCCTTCTACGAGGACGATCGTCCACCCGCCCTTTGGATCATTCGTTACCAGTCCAACCTTTCCGATGTCCTCGTTGAGAAAATGTGGGAGCTGAAAATTATTGACGAGTCGAACGAGGTCACCCTTCTGCATTGATGACCTCGATGTCTTCCCACTCGAACGGGATCTTCCTTCCACCAACTAGCACCTCTGCGAGGATGTCCTCCTGCGGTGGCAGCCCCGGATAGACTATTGTACCAACCAGCAGGCCATGTTTCTCCTGCCAGAGGTCATTCCACTCTGCAAAGTCGGCATCATGCTCAAGCCGCAGGAGGTCACCTTCACGGTACACCTTGCCATCCTTCCTCGTATAGAGGACTTCACCGAGCATGGCTCTTCTCTACCTGCGAGCGGAGGTCCTTGAGGTCCTGCCGGTAGAAGTCGGCTGGCTTCGTCTTCTCAACCTTCTCCTTCTCCTTTCGCTTCTGTTCGACCTTCTTCTGGAGCTCTACGAACTTCTCGAAGGTGAGTGACCAGATTGGCATGCTGAGGAGGAAGTCGTGGGAGCCGTCCACCTTGGGAATTCCTTCGGCTTCGATGGACTTTAGGAGGTCAGGCTTCTTCTCATTTGCCACCACAATGCGACCGCGAATCACCGCATCAATGAACTGCATCCTTGCTGTAAGGATATCAAGTTCCTCGGTGAGGTCCTTCAGGAGTCGAGCCTTCCTCTTCTCGTAGTAGCTGAGACGGAGGTCTACGAAGTACCTGACGATGTCCTCCGATGTCTCGAACACACGAAGCCTACCGTGCTCATCGAGTGTCGTGAGGTTCTCACCCTCCTGCTCACGCATCTTCAGGAGGTCGCCGAGACGATCCTTCTTTTGATACTCAGCAAGAGTGGCTCGTGGAAACTTGAGGACGTAGTTGATTCGATCAGAGGAGTGGTCATCGTAGGAAGCAAGCACACCCTTCTCAACCAATGCATCGAGGTGAGCTTCATACTTCTCGTACGTGAAGGATGGCGGAATCTCCGTGACCTCGACTGTCGAAGTGTTCTTGACCTCGTACTTTCCACGGAGGACCCAGCTTCGAGGTGAACCGACTACAGGCTCGACATCTCCCCAGAAGCCATGAATCCACGGACGAAGTGCCTTGATGTCCTTTCCGTCAAGGACTGACATGCACGCGTCGATGAGGTCGAGTGGATGGCGATTGAGGATGTTTGTCGCGAAACCGACTGCGATTCCTGAGCCTCCATTGAGGAGGACGGTAGGAATGATGGGCAGGAAGAAGCGAGGCTCAATCTCCTCCCCCTCCTCATACTGCGGTGTGACTAGCTCGAAGTCCTTGTAGAGGAGCCTGAAGTTCTCGTTGAACTTCACACCGATGTATCGAGGCGCACCTGCGATCGGGGAGCGGAGAGATCCGAACTGGCCAATGCCCTGGAAGATGGGCATGGAGTTCTTGAATTCCTGCGTCATGCCGATGATGGTGCCGTCCAATGATCCGTGATGGAAGAACGACATGGCCGCGGCCTGGCCACCGAGCTGAAAGACCTTCATCGGCTTCTCGTTACCGGTCTTCCAAAGCCTGCTTGCCGCGTAGGCAATCTTTCGTTGGGAGGGTTTGAATCCGTCGATTACAGATGGGATTGCACGATTCTCAATCGTGTAGATCGCGTAACCCTTGTACTCGTTGTCGAAGAAGTCCTCGACAGGACGGACTGGAACCTGTTGGGTCTCTTCCAATATGACCTCCTGAATCATTATACCACAGGCAGCCAGGAAGAACAACTATTTGTTTACATTCTTGACAGCGTATACTCGACACCGAAGTGGAGACGCCTTCCCATCACGCTTGCACCAGATCTCAGCTTTGACATTGGAATCCACTGGAAGTCGTCTGTCTCACCATCATTAGACACCA